TTCCAGTTTTCAAAAGCCGTTCCAGCAACAATAACACCATCTATTTCCCAACCAAGAGCTGTCATGCCCTCGGTATAAGAGCCTACCTTTTCCATTACCCAACGAGCTACATATTCGCCTTGGACTAGCATAATAAATAATCCTATAATATGGCTTGACTTTTAATCAAAAGTATGTTATACTATCCACTTTCAATAGGAGAGCAACCATGAAATTTATAATCGACAATAACGGATGTTGGAACTTTACAGGAAGTATTAATCAACACGGTTATGGACGAATAAAATTAAAAAAACAAGAATATTTGGCACATCGCTTAATGGCTCATTTAACTATAAGACCTTTGTCATCAGAAACTCAAGTAGTTGCTCATAAGTGCGATAATCCAACTTGTATAAATCCAGAACATTTATTTATTACTACTGCAACAGGCAATATGGCAGATAGAGATGCAAAAGGACGAATGTCAAGAGGAGATACTCATCCAAATGCAAAACTTACAGCCAATAACATTCTAGATATTCGTGCTTTATATGAATCTGGTATTTCTCAAGCAGAAATATCTAAAAAATTTAATGTATGTCAACCATCTGTATATAATATTGTACACAGAAAAACATGGAAACATGTCTAAAGTATGGCGCCACCCTCAATAACTATGTCAGTGCCTACCCAGCTTACATTTAACTGTGCTGATAAAACCTTGACAACAGGTGCGCCATAATAGCCAACACCGTTTAGACCTTGCCAGTTTTGATACACAGTAGGAGAACCACCAAATGCAGACGCATCCCATATACCACTGTCCCACACGCCATAGTTTACAGGCACATAGTTTAAGATTGTAGATGTATCGGTTGTGTCAAAGTCTATATTAACGCCAGCATACACAGATGGCGTTCCATCAGCCCTTAATATAGGGCGTGACATAGTAAAGCGTTTTAACTTACCTGCGCCACTAAAGTTGTTAAATGCTTGCAAGCCAAACGATTGAATGTTGTTGCCACTGTCTGTATTGCTATTGTAAGCGTGAGCTACATAACCATTGCCACCAAAGTAAGGCTCGTCTTGAAACATCTCCATGCAATTGGAGTTCCAATTGGTGTAGTTACACCATGAGCCTGTAATAGTGTTCATTACATATTGCTGTTGATTTACACCTTCTTGCACAGGCACATTTAACCATAATTGGTTAATAGTTGGCACATACATTAATTGCCAGCCAAAGTTAGTAGCATAGTTAGTTACAGCTTCACTAATAGCAAACTGTATTTTATCGGTAATGGCTACCCTAGGTTGAACTCTAGATGATTGCAAAGCACCTGATAATGGCACTACACCATCTTGGCAAATAATAAGCATATCGCCAGCGTACTTGTATAAGCTTCTAGGGCCTATTGGCGCACCAATATCCCATACACCTACCATAGACCATGTTGTAACTGATGTAGGGTCTATGCCTTGATACACGATAATTTGACCTTTGTTGGTCATAATTACATAGTGGTCGTTTACACCTTGGCCAGCATCAATTGTCCATGTGCCGTGAGCTACAATGTAACCGCCCTTGGTCATAAATGAAGCTATGTCTACAGCAGCCGCAGCACCAGCAATAGAATCTACTGGTAGATACCAAACTTTAAGGCTGTTTTCTTGTATAAAAAACTGTCTTTCAGCGTAAAGTATAGGGTCACGCAATGTAGTAGCCGTAACGCCTGTTATAGCAGGTGTAGACCATGTAGAGCCATTATAGTTACGAGGTGCATCTACACCATTAGCCATAGATAGGAAATTGCCACCAGAGGTTGCAATGTTGCAATAACCCCAGCGTGAATTAGTTAGCCCAGACAGCACAGCAGCCCCTACAGCGCCTGATGATGTTACATCGTATACTTTGCCATCAGCGATAGCAAATAATTCGTCTGTAGAGCCTCCAGAGTAGGCCATGATGGTTTCTACTTGACCTGTAATACCTGTAGCGTGTTTTGTGTAACCTTTACGCATTACACATTCTGTTGTAGCTGGAAACCAGTTATTTAACACAACTGCGTCTAGCGGACTCATTGCTGCCAATGAATCTCTAGCGTTCCATCCACCTACTGGTGCTGGTAATGATACTGGCTGTGATACAGCTCTTTTAGCTATAGCCATTGTTAAGCTCCGTAGTTAGCGTCTGGAATGTTCTCCCAACCAATTAGGACATTGGCTGTTCTTGGTGCTAGTGATAGTGTAGCAGAACCTGCATCGTTTGCTTTGGCAATGTTAAGTTGCATATCATAATCACGCTGGAATGATGATGTATCAAAACCTTTTATCTCAAAGTATTTCTTTTTAAGCGCCAACACCATCAAACGGTTAGGGTAGATACAAGTATCAGTGTCCGCTAAAAATTGTAATTGTGTTGTGCCTGTGGCAGATGTTGCCCAGTTTGTTGAGATGTACTCAAAGCTTAGATATTCGTTAGTAGATGTAAGTGGCCATATTTGAAACTTCTGACCCATGATACGCCAACGAATACGAGGGCCAGTTGAAATGTAGCTAGACTTGAGCCATTGCCATTGTTGTGGTGTTTCAGGGCCTAACATTTCCCAGCGTTTAGATTTGTCGTATTGTGTGCGGTCTGTAATACGGTCAAAGCCTGTAGGCAAGTCATACATAACTTGACCAAATACATAGTTGCCTGAACCATCGCTAGTCGCAGCACTATTGATTGTAACGGTAGTTCCAGTAGCAGACACCACCTGTGTGCTTTGAATGACACCTTCACCTTGCACTTGGAAGTTACCTGCGCCAGCTGCATTAATAAACGCTACTGTAGCAGGGTCTACACCTGTAATTACGCTAGTGCCATTAATGATAGCACCATCTGATTCAGAGTATTGTGAATACCAATCGTATTCAACATTTAGAGCTTCCCATGGATACTCTCTCGCAATTTCGTTACCAGCCGCATTAATCAAGTAATAAAGTTGGGTAACATCAGCAGCAGTATTGCCTACCACCGCATTGGGGACAGCCAAGCCCATTTCTGCTGACGCTTGTTGCACTAATTCCAAGAGAGTTGTTGCCATATTATTCCTCTAATTCCTCTGCTTTAGCCTTCTTAGGCGCAGCTTTAGGTTGATTCATTTTCTGTGCTAACTCTGCTAGTTGTGCCTTGACTGCTGATAGCTCTTCATCACGCTTACGAAGTTCGTCTGCTTGTTGTTGAACTAATGCTGTGCCTTTGGCGCTAGATAAGAAAGCTTTTGCCTTGTCACGCAGAGCTAGTGGTGACATACCTGCTGCCATACCCATTGCACCTAATTGAGCGTCAGACGCTTGTGCTACTTGCTCTACTGTGTAAAATTTAAAGTGTTTTAACTCTGCCGCTGAAGCTGCATTTAAAACTGGCCAATCGTGAAGCAATGTGCCTTCAATATCGCCATCTGTTTTTTCGTTTTGATACCTTGCCCATTGTATAGGGAAGCGGTCTTTATGTTCTTTAGCCGCAAAGGTGTCAATTACTGTGTGAGTGTTGCCTGGGACTTCTATTAAAATAAAGTCTGCCATTTCCATGATAGGACGGCCTTCTAAAGCACTCTTGAACTCGTTACTTACTGCTCGTTGATAGAACTTCACATTCAATCGTGAATCGGGGTTATTTACATCGGTATTGTATTGCATTTGAATCTCCAAAGTGGTTTGGGGTTTGTAGATAGCTCTCGGAATGAAAACTACCTAGAAACCCACCTCCGAAGAGGTGAGAGTCTTTTATATTACACTGAAGCTTCGCTGAACCAACCGTAATCGCCAACAACCATTGCTGTTGCTGGTGAATCGTATGTACCGCCAACATTAGTTGCTGCAAATGTAGTTGCATCTATAGAGCAAGTTGTATCTGATGCTGCAATAGAATCACTTGCTTTTGCAAAAACATAACGACGACCGTCTGAACCCCATACTTGAGTACCAAGTAAAGCGTTTACAGGTGCGCCAGCAGCAATTTCTACTGCTGTAATCGTGTCAACCAAATCAATCCCAGCAAGTGGGGTTACTGAATATGCCATGTTATTTCCCCTTAAGCCTTAAGAACGCCACTGAATTGTGGACCAGAGCTAGTTAAGTTACCAGCCCAACCGATTAGTTTAACTACAGCGTCTTGGTTTACAGATTGACGCTCGCCACCGATAGGGGCAAAGTTACGGTCTGTATGTGGACGGAAGTAGATGTAGTTAGTGTTCAAGAACCACATGTGATTTGCAGTTGCTTGAGAACCAATACCACCACCTAATACTACATCGGCAGATGTACCACCACCGTAGAATTTCAATGATGCGAAACCAGCAGCACCTTCATCAGCAGATGTTACACGCTGAATAGCTTGCAATGAGTTTACATACAATGAGTAGTAGTTGTTGTCAGCTACAATCAAATCAGCTTTATCTTGACCACGAACTAATTTAATAGCTAATTGAGTCATGTAAGATTGAATGTTAGCAGCAGATACAGCAGCACCGCCATTGGTTACGCCAGAGAAAGCTTGGTTTTGCCAGAATGACCATGTTGCACGGTTGATACCACCGTAAACACCAGTAGATGGACTATCTGCAACAGCAGCAGCCAAACCAGTTAAGTTTTTACCACCGTTACCAGTACCGTCACCGTAGATGTCAGTTTGGATACGATTCATCAATTGACCTTCAGCAACTTGTACACGACCTTCTAACAAGTCAATGATTGCCTCTTTAGAACTGTTTTGCAACATTTCCAAGCCAGAGATGGTAACAGCAGACGCATATTGAGCGATAGAGAATTGAGCTGCTGAGATTGGGCTGTTAGGCGCAATGTTCAGAGTTTCATAACCGCTGTATGAGTTAGTGTTGTTTGTGTTGGAATCGTTATACATGATTTCTTCTAAAATCACGTTACCGCCTGAGAATGGGCGTACGTTACCACGTTTGCGTAAACGGTCTAAAACCGCATTGTTTAATGTTACATTATCAGCCAGTTTGCCACTACGACTTTGGATGGTAGTTGCAATAATGTCTGACACGGTTGAATTGGCGAAAGCCATAATGTCACTCCTTATTTATTGTCAGATTAAACCACTAGAGTGCTGTTCAAAAGCTTGCATAATTGCATCTCTAGCGGAACTTGCGGACTTACCACCACTAGACATTGACGCTGTAGGCGTTGTTGACTTAGGTGAAAGTACCTTCGCTTTTGCTTGTGCTACCCTTTCTCGTTGAGCTGCCTCAGATTTCTGCGCTTGTGTAGCGTTTACTTTCTGAAATACATCATCGTTTAATCGGATAGCTTTGTCATAAGCTGATTGAAGGTCGTTTGCCATTCCGCTTTGGAGTAATCCAGCCATGGTTTCACGAACTTCCTCAAAATAAGGCTTGTCATCTTTAAATGACGAAATCTCATTCTGCAATTGGGCTTGCTCTATCCGCTCTTGAGAGCTTTGAAAGCTAGTCCATTGATTCTTTATTTGATTCAACTCTTGCGCTAATTGTGAGAACTGTGGGTCGTAACCTTGGCCAGTTATAGAGCCTAAGTTAATGCCATAGTCATTAGCAAGCTGAGCAAACATTTGTTGCTTTTGCTCTGGCGAACCCATAGCTAGGGTTGCATGAGCTTTACCTAAATTACTTATCCATGTTGATGGCTCAATACTGTGTTCTTGCAATAAAGGCATAAAAGGCTCTATCGCATGGACTAATGGTTGAGCCATGTCCCATTGATTCTTGTAAGTTGAAACGCCTTTAGCGTAATCAGCTTCCCTTTGTTGAATATAATCCTGCAAAGTTGGGTCTAACTTACCCCAATGCTCTTCATAATCCTTTTTCCAAGAACTAGGACGAGGTTTTGTAGTTATTTCTGCTACATTTGTATCATTTTCTACAACATTGTCATCAGATGCCTCTGTAAGCTCTTTTGAAGCGTTTTGAGAGGTTTTAGCGAATTTACCTGACTCATCCCTAGGGCGAGAAGTTTTATCGCTTTCTACAGCGTCCTGTGAGGTCGTATTTTCTGTTACTGCTGATTCTGTTGATTCAATAGCATTTTCGATTGTATCTCGAAGGCTAATTGGCTCTTCCAGAGTAGTCTGGTTTTCCATTTTGCTTTCCTTGTGTTGATGAAACTGTTTTTTATCGACATGAATAGCTTATGTGTCGATTACTTAAACTTAATAACGCAATTTATTGTAAACTTCTCTTGCTATATGCTCTTTCAAGTTATCCTTGGGTCTTTCTGGATTCTTTATAGGCATATCACCTGCCTCTATGCAGTTGTTACGCTTTAGATGCTCTCTATGGGCTTTCTTGCCCTCTATCATGCGACCATCAATCATTGACTGATAGGGCTTGTAGTCTTCACGAACATAAGGCAACGATACAGTGCCTTGCCTATACATCATGGTTAGCTTTTCTTGCCAAACCTTTTCGCCTTCTTCACCACTAAGATTCCATCGTTCTAGGAAGTCAGCTTTCATTGTTACTAAATCGTCTTCTTGCTCGTCTTGCTTTTCTTCTAATCTTACTGTTCGGTCTATCTTGTCGTAATTGTCATCGAAGGTTTTACCCTTCATGCGAGTCTGTATAGAATCGCCTGTTATCTCGTTGATTGCTGCCATGGTTACATGAGCATTAGTAGTAATGCTTCATCCTCCTGTTCTTGTTGCATTTCTTTAAATCTGCCAATGATTCGTTGCACTAGCTCTGCATCTTGAGCTAACTTGCCGTAATCAATGGAATGAATAGACAAGCCTTGTGAGGGCTTAACATACTTAGCGACTTCTTCTTTTAACTCTGCTGCTACTGGCTCTGCAAACAACTCTTTTACATGGTCTTGCATTTCAGAACGAGCTGACTTGCGTATGTGTTCTTTCTTCTTTTTACCTATACCGCCTTTAGCACCCCATACAAATGGTGACGGTGGTACAACTGCTTTTAATAGTGAATTAAACGCTGTAGATGCAAATGCGTTAAATCCAAACATAAATTATCCTAATAAGCTAACGGTAACAAATCCTACTAAGCCACCTAATGTAGTTGCCACCCAATCCCAAAAGTCAGCAGTGTGCTTGTCAGGATGTAGTGCATCGTATATCTCTTTAAGTAGCGCAATGATAGCCACGACAACAACAGCGTAGAAGCCTATGAATGGTGTCAATACGGCAGCAATAATAAAGCCGCATATAAAGTGCATTTGCTTGTCGCAAGGTACTTTGCACACGATACAGAACTGGCTTAGAAAAGCATTAAGTTTAGCTATTATCTTTTCCATTAGTCAGCAGCCTCAGGTGTGTTACCTTCTTCTAGCCATTTTAAGTATTGTTGGTAGTCTGTGTTTGCTGGGTCAAATGGAATGGTTGCGTTGTCTGATAGACGTTGAACCATTGTTTTGTTTATTAGTATATACATTTTATAGTTCCATTCCTGTAGCTGTAATAAATCCAGCATTGGTAATAATAACAGCACGACCTACAGCAGTAGACGCACTCCCACATTGAATAGCACCACCAACGTATACAAATGCAGGAGTGCCGCTTACATTTACAGCAGTTTGTACTGGAACGGTAATTGTGGGTGTTGCTCTAGGCTCAACAAACATAGATGCTATAGATAATCCTTTAAATTGACCACCTATAATTGGACTATATACATCAAATAAAACTTGCCCTGATGTAACTGATGTTTGCCAGTAATACCTTTGACACATAATCAACTCACGACCATAGTCACGCACATCAAACGATGTAGCCACAGCCCCTAACTCTAACTGAGGTTTACTTAATGTTCCTTCATTAAACTCAACACTCATAGTTGTGCCAACAGTTTGACCAGTAATTACTATAGGACTAGCTGCATAAGAACCTGAAGGTGTTGCACTATTAACTGCGTAACGAGCTTGAGCTGTGCCTGTCCAAGACAATACAAAGCTAGTGCCGTTTACATTCTTATCTTCCACCACTTGAATTAAAGACTTGCCTGACGCAATAGTAATGGTTGTGCTTGATGCTAACTGTGTAAAAGAATAGTTACCACCACTAGCTCCAGCCTTCCATCTGTCGTGACCGTAAGAACCTGAAGCAAGCGTAGCGCCTGAAACATAGGCTCGTTGATTGATTGTAAAGCCAGCGTCAATAAGCAGGTTTTTATAGCCAAATGTATTTGGGGTGTTTATCCCATTTGTTCCATCTAAAACTATAGCCATTATTTAACTCCTTGTAACTGTTCTTCAGTAGGCTGTGACAACTCATGTGTCCAACTGGCTATGTAGTCACCATTACCATCAGAGTCATTCTGTAAACGGATAGTGGTCATAAAGTCTTGTGTTGTTAGCTGTGGGTAAATGGCCATTATTTTTTCATATAAATTCATTATGCTCCCCTTACTAATGCGCCACTAAACGTGGTGTATTGATACCCACTTTGAAATGCGGGGGTAACACCTACTAAAGAAGCATATAATTCTACATAATCGGTAGACCCATTAAGAAACAATACACAACTTACCGTAGCTGATATATTTGTACCTGAATTAAAAACAAATTTATATCTAGCACCATTTTTATAAATTTCAATGCTTGCACTGGTAGTTGCGGTTGATGGGTAAACAGCACCATTTATTTGGTAATATCCTGCTACAGTAGGTGTAAATCTATAATTAGTAACTGAATCAAAGTTTGAATTTGTATCAAACTCCTCATTAGCTAATTGGACTTTTGTTGTTACACCTGAAGTAACTGATTGTGCGCCAGCATAAGCACTAAACGCTGGGCCATTTACCATCATAGTCCCACTTGTCGTAGGCAGAGTAATAACCGTACTTCCTGATACTGCTGGTGCGTCTAGTGTGACACTACCTGAAACATTTCCTGCGACAATTACTGAACTCAAAATAGTTCCCCTTTATCTTTATCTTTACAATTATC